GGTCGCTGGCGCTCCAGATGTCGTCGCTTCCGCTCCTAACTCCGCTGACGCTGCGCGCTTACGCTTGCCGGATGATCTGCCGGAAGATATTCGCAATATAAAATTCGAAGCGAGAATAGATGACAAATCTATGTTAGAGGTTATGGATCGTGATTATCGTGATTATTTAGATGATGGTTGGGAGACTCACGAGGATATTAGAGATAAGCTTATCGAGAAGTTTACTACCGGATTCTATTGTGGTGATAAGGATAAAGTAACTGCTTATGCAGAGTTCTTGATGGAACACTATAAAATTTAATTAAACAAACAGGAGGAAGATATGAAAGTATTTTTATTATGTAGTCTTAATGATGAAGATTACAGACGTCCATGCTTTGAATTCTTTAAGAGTCTTTCTGAAGCTCACCAATCTGTCATAGATTATATTGCGAATGATATTAAAGATGATAAATATGGTGCGGATAGAGAAATTAAATATGTTATGGATATAAGTTTTCCCAAAAATCGCAGAATGCGTATAGATTATTCTTATGGAAATGAACATTTCTTAGTATTTGAAGTCTTTGAAATTCAAGTATCTGATGGAGATTTTCTATGCATTTTTCATCATGCTTATGATGGCGTTGGTTTTTGCATTGAGAAAATTGGAACATTTGAAGAATGTAGAAACCAAATGTTAGATTCAGCAGCTCAGACGGCAAATGATTTTGATATAGATATAACAAATGATGATGTGTTTGAAGTAAATGAAGGTGATTCATGTGTAGATACCGGTGAAGAATGGCACATGTGTAATGTTGTTCAATTTAATTTAAATGATATTCAGGACGAGCAAGATAAACAGAAATATGATGAAAACGTATATCGTGACATGGAAGAAATATGTAGTCCTATATATCCCAACCCTGTTCATACAAAAACAGAAAAAATAACAGACGATTTCATCAAAGAAGTCGATAAAATGGAATCACATGAAGTATTTAAAGAGTTATGTGAATACCATGGAGTAACACCTGGGCTGGTAGAATATTTATATGAATCAGTGTACGGACGACCAAAAGAGAAAACGAAAGGATGTTATATAGAATAAGAAAGGAGAATAATATGAGTGCAACAGCTGATTTTGCTCGTGATTATAATATTGATGTATTTGATGTAAATGAATATGATTCATGCATAGACACTGAAGATGAATGAAAAATGTATAATGTTGTTCAATTTAATAAAAGCGAAGCTTAAATGGAGATAATATCACATAAAAATAAGGAGAGATAAGTATGGGATTTTTAAATGTTAAAACAAGCTATTCAGTATACAAGAATTGTATGCTGCGTTTAGGAAAATATATGATGGATGAAAGTCTGGCTGTTGAGATTTACAACAGACAGGATGGAGAGATTGCAAGACTGACGACTTGCTTGTGTGATCCTACATTACCTGAAGATGTGGCATATGTGGACACAAATAATTGCCCTTGGGCGGTGGCTTTCCTTGAGGAAAATGGTTTGGCAGAGAAGACAGGGAGAACAAAAAGAAGTGGATATTGTGTTTATCCGGCAATGAGATTTAACAGAGAAAAAATAGCACAGTTTGAGGAAGAAGAAAATTAAATGGAGGTAATATCGCATGAAAACATGGAAAGTAGCAGTAACCTGGGAAATGTGCGGGTACATTGATATCGAAGCTAACAATATGGAAGAAGCTATGAAAAAATTCCATAGTGAATCGGAACATATCAAACTTCCTGAAGATGGTATCTATGTCGATGGCAGCTTTCAGTTAACATCTGATGATGTAGAGGAAATGGAAGCTATGGATAAGTTATGAAAATGAAAGGAAATAATTTTATGAGTGCAACAGTACCTATGTCTGTGTGGAACAATGTAAGAAAATATTTTAAAGAATCTCTGGATGACAAATATGATCTTCAGGATGTAATCCGTTATAAAGATCCAATGGATTCATACCTGTATATGGTAATTGCAAAACATAAAAATTATCCACCACTTAAAGCATCTATAGGTGGTGGACCATGGGTCGTATGGACAACTTGGAACGAATCCACACAATCACTGAATGGTGGCCATTATGATATCAAAACATATGAAGCTGCTTTGTCAATCTGTGAAGAAAGAAGAAAATAAGAGAGTGAGGAAATAAAATGTCAGCATTAAATAATTATAAGGAAGTAAAACAGAAACTTGATGAGGTAAGAACAATTACGGGAGACTTAGAATTTAATACTGCCGTCACATTCTTAATGCAGATCGGATGGAGTAGCAAGAGAGACATTATCTCCTTATGCAATAAATACAATACTGAGCCGGAAGAGAATGTAAATAAAAAAGTTGCAAATGCAGCTTTAATGATTAGCAATATCGCACAGCCAATTGAGCTGCTTACATATATAAAACTTGAGTGCCCACTTTGGACTGAGGGAATTGAACCGAAACGTCTCAAGAAAATCGCAGAAGATGTAATCAACGCCGGATATAAATATTGCAAAGATCCACGAGTTGATACTTTTGAAGACTGGAAAAAGCTTCTGGAACAACAGGGAATTACGCATGAAGAGTTACAGCAGATCCTGTATCTGAATGAGAGAGGAGAAATGTAAAATGGTAGATTACAAAGAGAAAATTAAGAAACTTTTATCATTAAGTAAAAGTTCGAATGAACATGAAGCTCAATCAGCTCTTACAAAAGCACAGCAGCTTATGGCAGAACACAAAATCTCTATGGCAGAGGTCGAAGATAAAGAACAAAGAAAAGCGCATGAACATTCAGCTGGAATTACTTATTCGACGAGAAGAGATCCCTGGATTTTAAGATTGTCTAAAGTTATTAGTAAGAATTACTGCTGTGAAAGTTTCTCTCGTAGAGAGAAAGGTAAACAAACGTATAAATTATATTTTTGTGGGTTAAATGAAGACGTTGAAATTTGTATGATTGCATTCAAATATGCAACTGATTGTATTCAATCAGAAATTAAAAAGAGAAAACAAAAAGGTAAGCTATTTAATTATACAAACGAACTGATTACATCCATGTGCAATGGATATGCTTATGGTTTCATTAAAGGACTTGATGAAGCGTTTGAAGAACAAAAAAGAGCAGCTGCACAGTCAGAGGCAAATTGAGGCTTAGTGTTATCTACTCCTCCAGAAGTAAAGCAAAGAATGTCTGAGCTTGGATTAAAGACAACTACGTTCCGATCTAAGCAAGCAGCAAAAGTGTCAAAATCAGATTACGAAGCCGGTAAGAAGGACGGAAGAGATTTTGATATTACTAAAAGAGTAGCCGGTGAGTAAAGTAAATAAATAAAACAGAATAAAAATTTAATTAAACAAAAGGAGATGTATATTATGATGAACAATACAATCGAGAGAAGAACAAATAACCTTACACATGTAGAAACGATGTTTGATGCAAGAAGAACTCCATGGGATGGACTTGGCAAGAGAATTGCCGGGGCAGTTACATCAAGAGATGCAATCAGATTAGCAGGTCTGGATTGGAATGTAGTTCCAACAGATATTATTTCTGAAGCTACAGGATTAAAGATTCCTGGTTATAAGGCAAATGTAAGAGATATTGATAATAAAACGCTAGGTATTGTTACCGAGCGTTATAAGATTGTACAAAATGAAGAAGCATTTGCTTTTACAGATGAACTTCTTGGAGAAGGAGTGACATATGAAACTGCAGGTGCTCTTCAGAGCGGTAAGAAAGTATGGATGCTTGCAAGACTGGAAGGCAGAATGATTACTGATGAAAAGATTGATCCGTTCTTGGTGTTTACGAACAGTCATGATGGAAAAGGATCAGTCAGAGTAGCTATTACACCGGTACGTGTATGGTGTCAAAATACACTCAATCTGGCCCTTAAAGAAGCTGAAAGGCAGTGGGTATGCAAACATACCGGACGCATTGATGAGAAGCTTGTGGAGGCAAAATACACGCTCATGAATACAGAGAAATATCTGGAAGCTTTGGAAACAGAATTCGGAAAAATGAAGATGAAAAAACTTGATGTTGATAAGGTACATAAATTCGTAAAAATGTTACTTCCTATCAGCGAGAAAGATGGAGATCGTAAGGTAGCAAACATTCAGGAAATGCGAAACGAACTTATGATGAGATATCTTAATGCTCCGGATCTGCAGGTGCTTGAGCCATCTGCTTATAGATTTGTGAATGCTGTTTCTGACTTTTCTACACATAGAAAACCGTCCAGAGGAAGCGAATACTATCAGGAAAACATGTTCATGAAAGTAGTAGACGGAGATGAACTTATTGATAAGGCTTACGAAATTTGTGATGCTGAGGTTTGATACCTCGGTATCACGGAAGGGAGTAATGCAATGGAAGCAGTAAATAAAATAAATGGAAATATTTACCGTATTCAGCAAGATACAAATGGTAAATGGTTTGGTTATTGTGATCGGACAAAAGAATACACTCCGGCGTTTGTAAAATTGAAAGGATTGATAGGATTGTTGGAATTGAAAGGATATGAGGTGGTTGAGTGATGATTAATTTAAGATGAATTTTTAGAAGCAATATAATGCAAATGAAACAAGAGTTTTATGCTGAAAATTGAGGTAATCATGTTAACAGAAAAAGAAATTCAGATAGTTATGAACGCATTAAATGGTACACCGACACTTACAACATCTAAATTTGCGGATAAAATTGAAACTATTTTAAGAAAATATAAGGAGAATAAAGATGAATAAATTTTTACATCACTTAAAGAGTAAAGGATATGAGATAAATGGAAATACAGCAATGTTATTAGGTGTAAAATTTAAAATCTGTAATGGGACGATAAAAACAGCAAGAGGATTAAAAAACTCATATTGGTTAGAATTGGCATGAAATGATGATTTTAAGATCAAGAAAGGGATTTTTTATGTTGAAAAATTGTATGATTCTAACCCAAGAAAGGAGTAAAAAATATGGCAAAGATGACAAAAGAACTCTACGAAAAACTTAGTATAGCAGGAAAAGCACTTTGTGAATATTGCGAAAACGATGAATGCTCATGCTGCCAGGTGACGCGCCTGATGGATGATGCATACATTGAGGCAGTAGAGGAGGGGATTGTAGATGATGCCTAAAAAATACGAAGTTGCTTTTGTAGTGTATGCTGATATTCCGGAAAAGGACTCCAGTATTGGAGATTTGGAATGCAATGGAACACTGAGAAGTTACAACTGCTATTCTTTAAGGGATGCAAGAATGTATTTCACAATTTCTGCTGAAACCCCGGAAGAAGCATACAAAAAAGGGCTTGAAAAAATGCAGTTCGGTGATGCTGATTTTGGAGAAGCGGTGGTGGAAGACTGGTACTTGGAGAACGTTTCTTGCGGCGACAAATACTGGTACAAGGAAGACCTTGCACTCTGATTGCTTTACTTGCAGATTTCAAATTGGACTGCGATACAAGAGATTTTTTGTTAAAAAGGAGGACTAAAACATGAAAAAAATCATTAACGGAAGAAAATACGATACGGAAACAGCAAAAGAAATTGGTTATTGGAGCAATGGATATCCATGTTCTGACTTCAATCATTGCGAGGAAACCTTATATCTTAAGAAAACAGGAGAATATTTCCTGTACGGAGAAGGTGGTGCTTTAACTGAATATGCAAGAAGTGTATGTGGCGGAAGCACTGGTGGATCTCGAATTATTCCTTTGACTGAAGAAGGGGCAAAGAACTGGGCTATGGATCATCTGGAATGTGATGAATATGAAGCGTTGTTTGGAGAGGTAGAAGAATGAAATTTAATGGAAAATGTAAGATTCGATTACTTAGAGATTTTCCAGCAATCAATTTGAGAATGGGTGACAGCCTTACTGTTTATAAATATAAGTATAAAAAGTGTTCCGATGAAATTACATATGTTCATCCAAGAACATATCTTAGATTTACCCCAGAAGATGTGAAGGAACTGTCGGATGACGCAAAAGAATATGAATTCAAAGTGTTTATGGGACCAGACGGAATAGATGGTCCGTGTCTTGGGAAAATGCGTGTGACCGAAAATTCTGCTGACGAAGCTTATAGTGTAATGCTTGATATTATTGGTTGTAGATTAGCAGAGGCATTTCCAGAACTTGATATTCCGTATTCTATTGAATTAGTTGAAGAAAGCGAGGATGCATAATTATGCAAAACGTGTATATTACCAGAAATGGAAAGCAGATTCAGCTCACAGTGAATGAAATTATGGCAGCTTGGGTTGCCTGGGATGCGGAAACAAGAAAACAACAGTTGGGGACTTACAAAGAAGAAGTTAAACAGACATTATTAAAATTAAGTAAGGAAAATGACAAACCTGAATATGAAAAGGCTGCGGATAATGACGACATTGTAGATGAAATTGCTAGAGATATTAGAAGAGCCATTGAAAATGGATGTGATTATGATTGGTGCTTTGATACCAGTAAGTATGGAGGTTTTATGGATAGTTATAATACTGCGATAGTAGTTTGGGGAAAGGCGGATGACATAGATGAGACTGATTATTGAAGGTAAAACAAATAGAGATGACGTAATGGTAAATACAGCGAAAGTAACATTACCATCTGGAGATGTGTATACGATTGATAGGGATTGTACTGAATACACTATTAGTACAGTAACCGGGTATTTATCAATGACTTGGGATATGTGTTATCTACATATGATTAACGATATTTTATTATTTGATAATACCGCTTATCTCTCAAGCGATGATGGATTTCAGGATATTCTTAATGAAGGGACGTTGGAACTTGAACTTGAGGATGATGCTGGTTCAGATTATGTTGTTGAAGTTGCTAAATGGAGCTTTTGTTGAAAGGAGTTAAATTATGGGATCAGTATATTCTATATATTCACAGATGAAATTCAAAGATAAGAACAAAGCAATTAAAATACTGCAAGCAAAAATCAGCAGAGGAAAAGAAGAGCATACTGATTATGGACTGGATACATATAGAAAATCAGAGAACTTAGACATTAACGATATTGATGATCTAATTGCTGTGTTTATTGGTATCGGAAAAATGTTCGATGTTGCTAACGATGATGATGGTTGGACTACTTACTCTAATGGATTTGACGCCACTTATGGATGGGAATCTGTCATGATGGAAATGTTTGAAGAACTTGCACCAGTGTTAGAAGATGGATCAGACCTTTTCATTAATTGTGATGATGGAGTAGATGTGTTAGTTATTAAGGATGGAAAATGTATTCAAGAGAAATGAGGTGATGAGATGAAGGATATTTTGCTAGAGAAAGTGTTTGAAGCAGAAAGATGGGAAGCAGCAATTAATAAAGGGTTTTTCAAGGGAATTGATAAAGGAGAGCTGCGTCAACTTTGTGGTCCAGAGACAAGAATAAGATTGGCAATGGCAATTCTGGAAGATAATTATGAAATCGCTCCGCCACACCAGGCATTAATTCCAAAGGACAATGGAGAGTTTCGAACAGTATATGTAAATGAAAATATCGACAGAATCTTCTTATCTATCGTAAATGATTTGCTATTTGAATTGTGTTCAGATATGATTCATCCAGCTTGCAAAAGTTATCAGAAGGGAATCGGCTGCGGCAAAGTCGTACAGGAGATATCTCGTAAACTTCAACCAGATTTACATCAGCATTTAAATGATATTTTAGGATTCAAAGCAGATTTAAGTAAGTACTTTGATTCTGTTCCGATTGAATTTATCGATGACGCATTTGATTGTGTGGAAAGGAGAACTGGAAAATCAAAGGTAATTACAATTTTACGAAAATATTATCATACAGACCTTTGTTTTGATCCAGATGGAAATTTAATTAAACATTACCAGAGCTTAAAGCAAGGATGTGCGGTAGCTTCATTTTTAGCCGATGTAATGTTGCATCATGTTGATCTTAAGCTTTATGAAAAGTCACACATTAACATGGCTAGTATGTATGTAAGATATTCGGACGATATTTTATACATTGGAACTCAATATGAAAATGCCATGAGTATTCTTGAAGAAGAATTAAATAAGATGTCGATGAAATTGAATCCAAAGAAAGTAGAATACCTTACAGGTGATAAATGGTTTAAGTTCCTGGGATTTATGATAAAGGGAAGTCAAATTACATTATCACCAAATCGTGTAAAGCAATTTCAGAAAGAAATTGGAAAACGAAGCATTGGTAACTTAAATTATCATATCGGCGGTAAAATTGCTTTGAAATCTATTAACCGATATCTATACAAAGGAGATGGAACTTATTCTTGGGCAACGCAGGTGCTTCCGATTATCAATGTGGAGAAAGATATTGATACATTGAATGAATTTGTTATGGATTGTATCCGAGCCTGCCAGACAGGTAAAAGAAATATTGGTGGATTAGGGACTGTAACTAATCGAAAAGATTGCACGATTCTTAGAGGAACCGGAAAAAATGTATCTGCCAATAGAAAGAACACAGAAAAAGAAATTGAAGGATACTATAGCATTCGGTGTATGCAGAAAGCTTTGAATATCTGCAGACCGGTATACGATACAATTGTAAGGGAGATGTGAGTATGTATATTGTACCGAAAATTGAAGTAAGAGAAGCGGAAGACATTGCAGATTTCGCTACGACAATGGATTCAGACATGAACCAGTATTTTGAAGAAAAGAAAACATTGTTGGAAGATATACCAAGAGGTGAGAATCCCGGAACTGCATATTATTCGTTTTATCCAGCGGTAATAAATCCTAAGCTGTTTTATGCGTATATTTTAGCAATTAAGTATTTTCAAGATGGTACATGTCGATGGAAATTATGTTTAACATCTAGGGAAAATGAAGAGTGCCATATGACATTAGGAATTATGAGAGGAACTGAAGAAGAAGCGAAAAAACGACTTGCAATGATTCTTTCTTCTGGAAGCATTAAATGAGGTGATTATATGAGTGAACATTTATTTTTATATAGAATTAAAGATTCTGATGATCGTGATTGCTGTGCATATATTGATGCAGCCGGTCCAAAATTTGAATGCAATCACTATTTCAGTTCAATTGATGTATGTGGCAGCTGCTATTCTGGCAGTGAATTTCCTGTATACGAAGAAATTGAAACGATCCTTACAAAAGATGAATATGAAGAGATTCTTACATTTAACATATTTATCAAAGCACTTGGGTATGGAATCACGAAAGGTGATAGTCGATACAGAGCGGGAATCAAACTTATTGATTCTATTAAACATATCTATGATAAATTAAAGTCTGATGAAGCGTTTGCTTTCTTTGAAGATATTCAAAAAAGCGAAATGGAATATTTAAAAGAAGAATACAATTTATCAGATCGTAATATTGAAGAGATATTTAATGAATACGCAGAAGATTTTAGAGATCGCAGTATTGTAAGCTATATATACGATAATAGTGAAGAAGCTGGACGCGAAGAAGCTTGGCAGTTAGGATATGTCAAAGATGATGACTCAATTTCTTCTAAATATTTTGACTATAAGAAATTTGGAGAAGACTTAGTTGAAGATGATGAATATTTCATGGAATTATGTGATGGAAGAGTTGTAAGGTTGAGTTATTAAAATTTAATTAAACAAAATGAGGTGATTTTATGTTGATTTTAACGACAAAATTAAAAAACGCAATTAACAAAAAGAAACCTGGTATGGAGTTTTCATTGCATCAAATTTCTGTAAATGGGAATAAGCGTGGTACCAGTGGATGGATTAGAAATCCAGAAAATAATTCAGTAGTATATGTCAATACAGAAGGAATTAAATGGAACGGTCAACCTAGAAAATATATGTACAGGTATGCTGACGATATGAAAGATACTCATGGTTATCATAATAGATGGGCTAATTCATTAGAGGAATTAGTAAATGGAATTACAGAATTACTTTTGTTTCCGGTAAGCGAAGTAAAAGATCGTCGAATATAAAAGAGAGGATGTGAGATTATGCCAGAGCCAGAGAAAAAATTAATTGAAGTTACAGTAGAAAAACGACTTAGAGTATGCAAAGAGATTGAGGCCACAGAAGAAGAAATTGAATTCCTCAGACGAGGAGAAAATCCTTTCGAAAGTGAATTTAGTGATGAGGAGATGGAGCATGGCGATATTGAATGGGATTTTGCAGCTGCTGATGAATACGGTAGAACAATTATAGGTTGGGATTAATCAAATAGATAAAAGCGAGGAAAGCGAATATGAATAGCGAATTAATAGTAAAAGATGTGGAATTTCATGGAGATATGTTAAGAGCAGCACAGGATCCGGACGGAAAGGTTTGGGTTGGTGTTCGTTGGATGTGTCAGGGTATTGGTTTTGGAGAAGATAAGATCGATAATGAACGGAAGAAAATACAAAAAGATGTTGTTATATCCCAAGGAGTAAAATTTCACTCCTTGGGATCTGGGAATTCAAATACAAAGGTTCTTTGTCTTGATCTTGACTATGTCCCTTTATGGCTAGCAAAAATTGCTATTACACCAACAATGCAGAGAGAAAATCCTGTATTAGTAAATAAACTAATCGATTATCAGTTAAAGGCAAAAGATGTCCTTGCAGCTGCATTCTTAGGAGACAAGAAAACGACAGAAGAAATTGTTCCAGTATATAAACCACAAGGGAATATGATTCAGCTGCAATTTCCGGATATTCAGATGCCTACAATTCCGGATTATTCAAATCGACTCGATGAAATTAATAACAAGATCGATAAATTATATACTGAAATTGGAAAGTTTGCAACAGCAATGATGAATAAGAATGCTGATCCGGTTAAATTAAACAATGCAATACCTGTTAAAAAAGAGGATAAAAAGAAAGTTGTATCACCAACAGAACAGGAATATTACGATTGGAAGAAAAGAACGAATGAATTTGTTGATAAGCTTTCAGAAAGTTCTAAATTTACTGATCGAAATAGTGTTTTAAAATATTTATATGATTATATAAATAAAACATATGGAATTGTATGGGACCAGGAGAAGAGAGAGTACAGAAGAAGACATTCCAATATTTCTAAAGTTTCTACATTTGATGTTATTTATGAAGATGAACAATTGCGTTCAATTTTCGATTGTACTCTGGCAGATATGGCTGAAAAGTATAAAAATACATGCAAAATAGATTTAATTATGCAACCTCTAATAAAAAAGATAAATGATGAAAGCGCAAATTACACTATAAGTTATCGAAAAGTATACGCAATGCTTAGAAAAACAGATCCTAATATTAATTGGGCAAATCTGAAAAAGAGATATGTTTCTAAACATGGAAGTGCTGGGTATAGTAGAAAAAAGGTCGTTGATAGCAATCCAGAGTTACGTGCGAAATTTGAAAAAGCAGTTAACCTTGTATTAATGGAGGAGGATAAAAAACATGAAGGTGGAAGAAAATAACATTCAAACATTTTGCGGAAAAGATCTCTTTAAATGGGAAAGCTGGGATGAGTTAGATGCCGGGACATTACAGTTCTACGGAGTGGAATTCTGCATTGATTATTTGAAAAAATATAATGGAATGTGTGTGGTTTTAAGTATTGAAGGACAGCTTGATATATTTTCAGCAGATGAATCTGGGAATGATGTGCATGAATGGTCCGGATTTGTAACAAAGATTCCAGGATTTTTAGCAGGCGAAAAAGTTTACAGAGTAGTTCATGAATATGACGATGAATTTAGATTTAATGTAACAGAAACAATAGCTATTTGTACAACAGAACAGAAGGCCGATGAAATTGTCGAAGAGAATAAAAAAGATGGGCTTGATGAAAACGAAAGTTATTGGAGTTTGGTTGAAGAATTGGAGGGATAAAGAATGTACTTAATAACATTTTTGCCATGCGGAACAAAATTTCTTGTTAATCAATCATCAGAAGAAGAAGCTTTGAAATCTGCTGTGAAGGCTAATGAAACCGTTGGTGAAATAGAAGATGTTGATTTAACATTAAAATCATTATACATAATTGAACCTGCAGATTTCTCAACATTAATTCAGCTTTTTCAAAAAGAACCATATTGGGGAAACACAGATGATACAATTATTTTCGATGATTAGGGAGGGATAAAGGTATGCCGGATAATATTTGGTTGTATGGGTTTGATGGATTCAACGGTCTGAAGACAGTTGGTTTTGTTATAGCTAATACGGATACAGAAGCCGAACATAAGGTTTGGCGAATGTATAATGATTTCGGTACTGATGAATATGATCTGGATGATCTGGTTGTATGGCAACCAAGAAATGATGAAGATTATAGAGAAGATTATCCTGATGTAATGGAAATAGTTTATTAGGAAAGGGATTAATAATATGAAAATTATAGATAAAAGAACTGAGAAAAAAGAATATACATTTAAAGATTTAGTGTGCGGAAATGTGTTCGAATATTCAGGAGATATTTATTTAAAGTTAGATACTTCTGGTGAGGATAATAATGCATACAATCTTAATACATGCAAATTTGCAACATTATCAGACGATGCTGTGATGCCAATTGAAACAGAACTCGTAATACGAGATACAAAAAACATGACTGGCCAGAATGACAAAACAGAACTTATTGGAGGTATTATTGATATCTTTGAAGATTTTTTAGATAAAAAGGGTGTGACTTTGGAGCCTCCTAAAAAAAGCTATGAAATGGAATTAGATGGTAGCATGAATGCTAATATTTATGGCACTGATTATGATTCTATTTCAGATTCATTAGAGTCACTTCTACGAAGTTGGAAAGTAATTGAATAAGTAATTTAATTAAACGAGAACACACTCGGAATATACAAGATTAATTCAATTCAATGGTGCTGCCATTATTCCTGGTTACGGATCTGAAATCCGGTCTACCGAACCGGCTTTAAGATCCTCCACCAGGAGAATCGCAGCTCAATATGACTCTGTTAAAGAAATGTGCCAGATTAATTGAGTATATTCAGTCCGGAGTATAACGGAATGCAAATAAGATATTTAAGATTTAATTATGCAGGCTAAGATAGATGTCTTCTTCAGGAACCTCTGGGTATCCCCAGCACTTCCTGAAGATTACATCTCCAGTAACCTGCATTATATGAAACAATTATAGAAATATACCGTAAGTATTGAGTTTGCATAATAAATTAATTTAGGAGCATACCAAGTATAAGCAAGATATATTCTATTTAATGAAGCGGTACATGACGATGACCCAATTCTGTCAGATATCTCTGAAGAAATGCGTCATCGCATTCCGCCTAATATTGATCCATTAAAGAAATATGCCACATATGTAGAGCTTATACAAAAAAATCACAAGACAGTGAAATATTAACAAAGCATTTTAATTTTAATCATGGAAGCAAATATTGGAGGAAGCTGCCGGACTTATCATTCCGGCTGCTACCTCCCTTGCTTCCATAATATGAAACAATTATAGAAATGTCTTAAAAATGTTGAGTTAATATAAAAAAATCGTAAGGTAACGAGTATCAATAAGACATTTAATTTAATTTCAGAAACAACTACCTGAGGCAATAAATTGCCTCACGACTTGCTCTGGAGATATGAAATGATTATAGTGATACCTCAGAAATGTTGAATTGATATAAAACCACAAGGCAGTGAATATTAACAAGGTATTTAATATTTAATAAGAAGGTGATGAACTGGAGGAAATCCAGCCCCTAACGGAGCTGGATATCCTCCGGATAACCTTCATATATGAAACCATTAAAGGAATGTCTCAGAAATACAGAGTTAATATAAAATAAAATGAAAGGAAGTAGATAGAATGAGTATTTATGGAGATTTCTTATCCAATTTTAGCAGTGAAAACAAAAGATGGAAAGCAGATTTAAAGAATAAAACATTAATTTGTGAAGATAAAAAATATATAGAATCTTCTATGTATGATATTCGTCACGATTTAATCGTGATTGACGGAATTAACTCTGATACATCAAGAAAGAAATGTAATGAAATATGTTTTGAGATCATTGAAAATCTGTATCACAAATACAAATATTCCATTCCAAGTGAAAGAAGCGAAAAATACAGACAAAGAGAATATTTTCGTGCATTAAAGCCAGACGAAATGACGGATGAACAGTTAGTTACTGGTGAAGACCGAAATTATGCAAGAGCTGCGCTTGAAGCATTCATTCTTTGTGCCTCTTTGGCAGGATATTTGACTTGGGACGAAGAGCAGATGGGCAGTCATTGGTTCTATCAGGGAAAGGATAAAGATTTAATTATACTGAAGAAGTGGATCAAATGTTAGGAGGAACGAAAAATGATTAAAAATCCAAAAATTGGGCAGGAAGTATGGTTTTTCGAACCGTGGGCAGAGGACATCCATAGTGCAAAAATCACGGCGCTTGGCGAAACAGAGGTTTCTGCCAGAAACCCGGAGAAGTATCCATACGCAGATATACATTGGGATGACGGCGGAGACAGCAGCTGTCTGCTGAAAGATTTGTATGCTTCGCGAGAAGAACTTCAAAACAAATTAAAAAAAGAAGAAAGAAAAAAGATTGCCGAAATCAAGGATAGTATCAAAGATGCCGGTGACCTGGTGAGGTTTATGTATGACCACTGCGTGGCCTGTGCGGAAGAGTATACTGACTGGACAGCGAGAAGAGCCGTGAAGGAAATAGCGAAAGAGATGCTTGGGTTGAAATTAGAATAATGAGGTAATTAATTACAGCAAATAGAATTTTGAAATTAAATTAAAAGGAGAATGTAGATTATGAATTGGAATTATGGTAATACCCCAGAATTATATAAGGAAGTAGAAATTCTTTTAAAAAATGGAACTACCAAAAAAGACATGATGATCAAAGGTAAATATGACAATTATGAATGGCGTAATTATACAGATAGCGCTGTACTTGGTTGGAGAGAAATTACAGAAAATAAAACAAATACAAAGGAGAATAAAACTATGAAAAAATCAAGAGAGAACAGAATGGAAGCATTAAAGGCAGCAAACATTGAAACAGGAAAATACTTCAGCGTAACATTACCGGAAGGTTTAAAACCTGGCAGTACAATTAATGTAACAATCAGCGAAGATGGAAGTCCTGTCATTGTAAATCCGGAGAAGAAAAGAATTAATTCAGAAGAGGAGTCTTTCTTATCTCAGATTTATGAAGATGGATATGTAAGAAATACTCGTCTTCATAGAAGATGGGTTATGGCACAAATGTTTAGAATGCTGAATTACAAGAGTTATTATACAGGTAAATCTGGATATGACGCATATTTAAACGATCACTATGGATATCAGTATCAGTTTGAAATGATGTTAGAAGAAATTCGAGTATTAGCTGAACTACAGGATAGGGATCCAGAAGCTTTTGCTGAAAGGTCAAGATTCTTTATTCCGGATGTTGTTTCTGCTACATGTAATGATTATATAAATAAACTTGAGATTTATGTTAATAAACTTCCGATGCATAAATGTAAAGGTGTTCCTTATAAGAAGGTTTTTGGTAGAAATATATTTGTTGAAGATCT